CCCGAAGCTCATTCCAACAAGCAAGCCGTTATCATGCAGGCTCTTTCCAAGGGTAATGGCATAGAAGAGGTATGGGTTGCTTCAGCTACAAAATTCGGAAAAAGTCTGGCTGCTAGTGTGGCTATTGCTAACGGCTTATTACGTAATCCTGGAATATATCTAAGATGGTGTGCCCCCATATACGAGCAAAGCCTTATTGGTTACAGCTATGTAAAACGCATAATACCAGATCAATTCGTAAAATGTAACGAGGGCGATCCGAGCATGAAAGTCTTGGGGGATCACGGCGGCAAGATTCGTTTCCTCCACGGGCGCGACCCTTATAGCCTTGAGGGAGCAGCCGTTGACGGTTACGTATTTGATGAAGCTGCAAAGATGAAAAAGCAGGTCTATATCTCTGCTCGGACTACGATGACCCAGAGGGGAAACAAGAGCCTACTTATCAGCACGCCTTTGGGTTCCAACTGGTTTAAGGAAGGATGCGACGAGGCCAAGGCTGAAATGGTGTTGGCGAGACGGCAAGGACGAATGCCGAGGAAGCTATTCATAACTGCAAGGACCGAAGACAATCCATTTGTTCCTCGCTATGAAATCGAGTCCGCTCGGAAAGCGATTGGCGAAAGATTGTTTAGGCAGTTCTATTTGGCAGAGTTCCTTTCTGACTCAGCAGTTTTTTCAAACTTCACAGCCTGCTATTTCACCGAAAAGATGAATCTTGTCGAGGAATTCAGGTGGTGTACAGATGACGCATCAGAATCAGATGTGTGCATAGGCGTCGATTGGGCGCGACAAGTAGATTTTACCGTGATGACTGCGATTGACATAAAACGCAGACGAGTTGTGGGTTTGTGGCGGATGAATAAAATCAGCTATACGCTGCAGATCTTGGCGTTAAAGCGATTCGCGGGAATGTTCAAGACTGTAGAAATCATACTACACGATAAAACAGGCGTCGGTGTTGCGCTAGACGACATGCTGCACGAAACCGAATTACCATTCAAAGGGATAACATTTACAAACCACAACAAAAACCAATTTGTCACAAACCTATGTCTATCAACGGAAGCAAAGGCAATCGAGATTCCTTATATCTCACAGTTAGATGATGAGATGAAAGCCTTTGAAGTTAAGCATACCTCGCTCGGACTCCCTACTTACGCGGCTTCTGTTGGCTCACACGATGATATTGTTATGAGCCTATTGCTTGCTCACCAAGCTTTGGAATATTGTTCAGATGCCGATTACACAATCATCTCAATCTGATATAAACTTAACCATTAATGGTTAAGGAGATCAAAAAAATGGATATGCTCGAATACGAGAGCGGATATTCACCGTTAGATGTTAAGGCATTTGACCAATTTGGCGCTAACGATGCTTTACCAGCAGCTTGGAGCAGGGAGATTCCAACTTTCACAGATGCGAGAGCTCTCAAGAGCATCTATTTCACGGAGGATTGGATCTTCATTTTGATTGATAAAATTGCGATGAAGCTCTCCCCTGTTCCGCTGAAAGTTTTCAAGCAATCAGTGATTGACGGTGAAACATTATTCGAGCCAGCCCAAGGTCATCCCGTTCAATCAATTCTGGATAATCCAAACGAGTTTCAAACTAACTACGCTTTGCAGTATTCGACTCTAACCGATCTTTGCGTAACAGGAAACGCATTGCTATATAATGCGATTATAAATCGGAAGCTCATTCATATCCCAGCCGAGTCTATCTGCCTTGATATTGACGGCAATGGTGCGCTAAGAAATTACATGATAACGGGATGGGATAGGCAGTCGATGCCTATGGAAAATATCAAGGCTAGGATAGATCCAAGGAATATAATTCATATCAAAAAGCCTAATGCGAGCTCGGTACACTGGGGCCTTAGTCCCCTTGTCCCTGGCCAAAGCCCGATCCTATTCAATCGCTATTCATCCGAATACCTTAACAACTTTTTTCGCAAGGGCGCACAGCCCGGAATGGTCATAACAAGTGGAGAGGGTACAAGCACGAAGCAGAGGGAGGATCTACAGAACAGCTTAGAGAAGCATAATGCAGGAAGGAATAATCAGCGCCGGTTTATGGTCCTGCCTAACGGTTCAACGGCTGAGATCTTTCCGCATACGATCAGCGACATGCAGCTTCTGGACCACGTAAAGAACAATCGTGAGACAATCATAAATTTGCTTGGTGTCCCCAAAGAAATTTTGAGCATACAGGACACGGGGAGCGGGCTTGGGTCAGATCAGTACCGCGAAGCTATTAAGAGTTTCTGGACGGGTACACTGATGAGCCTTGGCGATCTATTAGCCGAGAGCATGAGCCTAGCTTACAAGCCATATCTTGGCGATAATTATGTAATCAAGAAAGACTACAGCCAAGTGCCGGAACTGCAGGAGGATCTAAAGACTAAATCCGATCTTGCAACCGCGATGCTCGGGACTCTTACGCTAAACGAAGTTCGTAAGAAAGTTTGGAAGCTAGACCCGCTTGTTGGGGGTGATGTAACCCCAACTAAGCAGCCCATGCAACCGCAATTCGGTGGTGGATTCCCGCAACAGGCATTAGAACAGATCACACAATCAGAACAGCAGAGTCTTCAGTCACTTCCTCCTGCAGAATCTAACCCTGTGGATAATACCCATTCAGAAGTCGAATTAGATTATAAAAGTCAAAATCTTATGCAATTTGGAAAGTACATAAAAGAGGAAGGTAAATCTTGGTGGGATAAACGGGAGGGCGATGCTTTGGAAAAAGCGAAGCAGCGAGAGGAACCCATTAAAGAGCTATTTTTGGATATGATTGTCGATCAATATGCAACGGCTGCTAGCATTGCGAAAGATATGCTTATCACAAAAACCGTGGAAATTACAAACGAAGAAAAACTGAAAAAAGATATTGCGAGAGCTTTTCAAAAACAAAGGACCAAGTACAAAGAAAAATATGTAAAGGTATTAGACGCAGAAGTAGAACTTGGGTACGACACAATTCTTAATATGCCTTTTGGTGGTCAGAATCAAGAGGAAATAGCCGTTATACGAGACGAAAAATATAAGGACAGAAGGAAAGACTTATTCAAAAGAGCTGAGCAGTCTTACGACTTTCTATCTCAGACTACCATCGACAAGGTTTTCACAACAATTCGGACTGGAATCGAAGGAAACAAAAGTATAGCTGATATCGGTACTGATATTAAGAACGTGGCAAAGGTAAGTCTAGGCCGAGCCGATACTATCGCAAGGACTGAAGTATTGACGGCGAATAGCATTGGGCAAGGCGCAGCTATGCGTGACGCTGCAAAGGTTTTACCAGATCTTTATAAGGTTTGGGTCAATGCCAATGATGAGAGAGTTAGAGGCAATCCAGGTGGTATTTATGCAGATAGCAAAGGGGATCATTGGAGTATCGCAGGTGACCCAATACCATATGATAAAAAATTTGAGAATGGTTTGGATTATCCGAGAGAGGCAGGCGGGCCAGCTCACGAGGTGATAAACTGTCGCTGTACTCTTATAGCAGTATCTAAAAAAGATCTAGCACGATTAGGTTTCAAAAAAGGGAGATAGATAATGGAAGCTCTGAACTTGGATCAAGAATTCTGGAAAGAAAAGCTCTGCATTAAGGTCAAGAAGCTGAAAGATGATTCGATGTATATCGAGGGTTACGCTAACATGGCGACTCTTGATAGGGTCAAGGAGATTATTAACCCGAAGGCTTGGAAGCTAGACAGCTTTAACAAAGCTGGCGTTATCCTTTTCAATCATGATCAGCACAAGCCCATAGGTAAGCCCGTTAAAATCGAGGTGAGAAACGATGGGCTATATATCAAGGCTAGGATTAGCGGTTCAAATGATCCAGAGATAACTAAGATTCGAGATTTGATTGAAGAAGGAATACTTAACCAATTCTCTGTAGGATTCAAAACGAAAGATAGCAAACGATTGAATGACGGAAGCACCGAAATAACCGACGCTGAACTGTTCGAGGTGTCCGTTGTTTCTGTTCCAGCTAATGCGGATTCGCTGTTCAAAATGTCATCAAAGTATCTTAAAAATGAGACATTCAATCAAACTATCACGGAGTATCTGACTATGAAACATGCTGGACCTGCTCTAAGATTCCGTAAAGAACTGAAGAAAAAGAATATCCTTATATCATCGGCTCAGGATATTCTAATTCGAGAAGCAAGTATACCTGCCGAGATCGTGGAAGGTCTTACGTCGGGCGAGATGGAATGGAAAGCAGATTTTTTTGACTTAGTAAACAAAACATTTGGAATCAATGTCAAAGCTAGCTCCGATAATCCTGATGATGATGATAGTGATGCTGCTTCTTCTGCCTCCGAAGCTGCTGCTATTGATGATTCTGCTGCTATTGGATCAGATGAAAGCGGAGTAAAAGATAAGCCTATGGAAGAGGAAGAGGAAGAGGAGAAACTTGTCGATTTAGTTGTGAAGTTCAAGGCAGATTCTGGAATCGAAGATGACCAGATGCCTCCTGATTGGCTTGAAGCATTTTTGAACTGGATGGAAACAAGAAAATCTGGTTCACCTATAACTGTTAAAAACTCACATATAACGGTTAAGGAACTCCCATCGGCTGTTCCAATCGCTCCTGCTCCCCAAACTTCAGTAGCTGTTAAACCAGCTACTGCTGTCGATACCGACGTAAACCCCTACAAACAACAAGCAGAACAGACAAATGTTCTCCTTGGCTTAGTTGTTAATTTATTGCAAACTATCTCTAGTCAACTAGAATCATCGAACGCTCAGCCCAAGCAAGGATTAGAACTTCCCCCGGTTGCCCAACCAATGGAAGCCGTAATTCCTCCGAATGCTGAAACGACGAAATCAATCGCAGTAGTGAATCGGTACGTGGAAAATCTGTCTCAAAGGCTTAAAGCTCTTAATCTATAAGACAAACATTTGGAGAGAATCATGGATAAAGAAATGCAAGAACTGCTGACACGGATCAGCACAATGGAAACCCAGCTTGTAGCTGCTGAGAAAAAATCTCTCGAAGAAAAAGACGAGATGGCTCGCATCATGGCGGGCGGTTCGCACAACTCCCCAATCATCGGCGCAAACAGTCATGAAGCCCGTGCTATGTCTATGTTCGGCTGCAGTCACGTCAAAGCATTACTCGAAGTCAACACAGGTGACGCCAAGTATTCCTGGGTCCCCCTGGAAGTTAAGCAGTCTGTTGTTAGTCTCAAAAGAGCGGTTGATAACGCTCGCTGGTCTGCACAGATGTTTCACGGCGCTCCGCGAGATCATATTGGTCAAAGCCCAGAGCAGGACAGAACAGCGAAAATCAAGGGGATGCTTGATACCTACTTTGCTAAAAACGTCCTTGTGCCACAATTGAAGGCATTCGGAAGTGGCGTAGCGACAGGAGGGCTAGAATGGATACAAACGATCACTGCGTCAAATTATATCCAGGAGTACCAATCTGCCAGGGTAGTAGAAGACAAATTCCGTGATATGCCCATGCCTTCAAGCCCTTGGCTGTTGCCGATTCAGGATGGCTCAACGATAGCTCGGAAGATTGCGGAAAATACGTCGATCAGTGGTGTCAATTTTACAACTGGTAAGCTCACCTTCACGGCAAAAAAGCTGGGCGAGCATTACGTACTGCCAGAAGAGCTTACAGAAGATTCTGCCGTAGCCATATTCGATATCGGTCGAAATGAGGTAGTCGCGGCTCAATCAAGAGCTGGCGAAACGGCGGTGCTCAATGGTGACGATGATGGAACCCATATTGACAGTGATAGCCAAGCTGGCGCAGCAGATTTAGCTGTGAAGGTTTGGAAGGGTCTACGTCGGAATGCACTAGCCAATACGGCCAATGGGGGAACGACTGACTTCAGTAATGCTGCTATTACTGAGGCAAACTTGCGCGTTTTGCGTCAGCGAATGGGCAAGTTCGGCAATAATCCAAGTGAATTATGCTTCTTTGTCTCTTCTGTTGGCTTGCAGCAAATGATGGCGCTACCCTCCGTTATTACGATCGACAAATACGGTCAATATGCTACGGTAATGACCGGCGAGCTTGGCAAGTACCAGGGTATCCCTATTGTTGTATCTGACTATTGTCGCTCGGACTTGAATGCTACCGGCGTTTATGACGGTATTACTGTTAATCGAACTGCGATCTTACTCGTCAATACAACCCGAGCTTTCATCGGTACACGCCGACCCGTCCAAACAAAAATCAGCGAAGACTTGCCAAATCAAGATCGTTGGTTAATCAGCTCTTATCAGCGCAAAGACTTTCAAATGTTTACGCAATCGGCAACGGAAGTCTCTATCAGTTATGGTCTGAATATCGCGGTTTAATTCCTCCATTTTTTTGATAGCCAGAGCTTGGTAATCCCGAGCTCTGGCAACTAACTTTTGAAGGCCAAAAAATGGTCGAGGAAATATTGCGTCTAGGGCTGTATGATTCAAGAGCAATCGTACGTCTAGACACTTGGTCCCCTGGCGTATACCAACAAAAAATGTTTTGTGAAGGGAATTCTCTCTTATCGACTCCATTCGTCTTGTCTCTCGATGTTGGCGCTAGCGTTTATGTCGAATACTATGACTTTGGTGTTGGTGGCGATGTAGGTGAAGAAGTATTTTTAGGGGACCATAACGTAATTACTACGCCGCTAACAAGCGATCGTAAGCTAATTACGAAGATGCACAACAAGCCCGTTATCAAGTGGACTGTGACGGGTGGAAACGTAATATTTGGCGTTTATGTTACGGTCGTAGTTACTCAAGCTAGCGATATAGAGTCAGCTCTAAAGCTGGATGGGCAGACTGTAAACTTGCTCACAGACAAGGGCATGTCCCAAGTTATTTTTGATACTGGAAGCAATACTTGGGAATTCGCTTCGGGTACTGCAGGCATTCAGGACGTTAATATAGTTGGGGCCATAAGCCTTACGGAAAACGGAGATCCTGAATTCTTTGAAGCAAGTACGGTTACAACTCCTGGTAGTCTCCAAACTGTTCTGAGCTATACTGTACCGGCTTTAAAGTCTCTTAATCTATTCGCAATTAAATTTATTTGCAGGCAAGATTGCAGCTTTCAAATTTACGGTAATTCTTTACTAATTGGATCTGGCAGGACAGGGCCTGCAGAGCACAACATTTATTTTGACTACCGTATAGCCAGGGTGTTCGCTAGTGGTATCATAGTAGAGGTCAAGGCAACTGCTCGAACTGGTTCGCCGGTTGCTGATGTTGAATGCTATTTGCAAGGTACACTAACATAAGGGAGTCAGAGCCATGGCAGATCCAAGAGAAAGTTTTGCGACGTTAGAAGACAGCAGCACAGGCGCAGGCGAGGCGCTCATATCAAGAGTAGAAGGTGAAGCCGCCGCCGCGCAAGCTGGTTCCATCGGATTTAGTTTCAAGGATAGTTCTGGAAACGTAATCTTGCCTTCGCTTACTGCTGGCGGATTCATCCAAACTACAATCGTGTTTCCTTATAACGAAGGCGATGCAAGCGCAGGCGTCGATGGTCTTGTCGGATTCGTGTATAAGGATTCGTCTGGTAACCTCATACTTCCACAGCTTGACTCTGCTGGAAATATCAAGGTCGTTGTCGATCATGCTTCGGCTCAAGGCTCGACTTCGGCTGTCGATGGTTCGATTGGTTTTGCTTACAAGGATTCGAGTGGAAACCTTGTTCTGCCTTCTCTCGATACCGCTGGAAATATCAAGGTAACATTCGTTGACAGAACTTGCCTCAAGTCTCCTGCCGGTGAGCTGGCTGCTGGAAGTGCTTCGCTAGTTGCCGTCACTGGTGCTTCTATCACTCTTGCCGCTTCAACGGCATATGACAACGTGGGCTTTATCTTAAGCTCTCGCCGCGATTCTCTTTTCCAATTGATTCAGACTGATGACGTGACTCTAACCGTGTTGGCAGAATTCGTTGTTGGTGCTGGTCAATATACTGTAGTCGGTGAATTGCATTGTTTTAAGTTTACAACTGGCGCAACAGGCGTTCAGACTTTGTCGGTCAAAGCTAAAAACTTTGAAAGCTTGTCCAGCCTGCGAGCTACGATCACTGCTCAAGTCGCTTAATTTTTTCGGGCTTGGGGAATTGTCCCCAAGCCCTTTGAGGTTATATGGTTGATCTAGCTCCGCAACAAGAAGTTGTAGATTCAAAGGGAAGCTCTATTTCCTTCGTTTCCACTATTGGAACGATAGCTGCTAACCTGCCAACGGTAGCAGGCAATAGAATCAACACGATGTTCGTCAGGTGCAAAAACCAAACACCTAACACAGTTAAACTTTTCTATTCGATTGACGCAGGAACCACGTTCCTAGAGCTGCTTCCTGGTGAGGCTATCATGTGGCCGCTCAAAGGATTTATTGCACAGATCCAAGTCAAAGGATCGGTCGCAGGCGTTGGTTATGAGGTTCTTCTCAATCTTGACCAAGCGGGTGAAGTATGAATGAAGTGCAATTCATTCGCACACAGCAAGCAGCACAAACTCCGTTCAGCAATTTGGGAAATGGTTTCGTTGCCGACGATGTTCAAGAGGCAATCGAAGAGGTTCGCACCTTTGCTGCATTGCAGCGATATAATATTGTCTCGGTAAACAACAATCGCTTAAGCAATGGTCAGCGCATGGGATACTCTGAAATATTACCAGATACGCCTATCATCGTCCCTAAAAATTGTAAACTAAAAGAAATAACTTACTCCAATTCTGATATAACAGCCGATGCAAAATTTGAGATTTATATAAGGACTCCCCCGCTATCGACGCCGGTTCCAGGAGGAACAGCTACACTCCTTCAAACTTGGAACATAACTAACGTCATAGCCGAAGTATTGAGCGGTATGGTTTATCCATTTAATGCAGGCGATGAAATTTTGATAGTGTATACAGATGTTGGAACTAAACCTCTCGATTGTGCCCTTGTAATATTTTTCCTAAGTGAGTAAAAAATGGCTAATTTAATTGCATCAAAACTACAGACTAAATTTTCTTCCTTTATGGTTAGCCTCGGCTATTTAGTGACCGAATGCGTGGACATTGAGAAGGCATATTTTTCTGGTCCTTCTTCACAGCTCGCTGGCCTTGCTGATGCCGATCCTGCGACTACATCGACCAAGCTGACCAAACTGGAAATTTCAAACGGTATTGGATTCTGTCAGCAGCTTAATAAGTTTTTCAATAACGTCGCGGTGACAACCGGCGATTACTTGGCAGTCATTGAACCAATCTTATATGGCAACGATCCTAAGAGCGTCCCTTTGAGCGTGGAAGTTGAGGCAATTGGCGAGCGTCTTAAGCTGCTTTGCCAAACTGCTTTGGAGCTATTTAAAAACTCAAAGGACAACTATACAACATACTGGTCTAGTGAGATCGGTAATGCCGTTGGAGCTATCGGAAGCGGCACAGTTTTCTATGGTATCGACGCGACTGGCGGAGATCTGGTCAACGCAATCACGATCACCGAGCAGTACAAAAAAATGATTAACAATGAGGCTGTCGCTACCTCCGAATATAAATCCATCATTGCAAAATGGCAGCGATTGGCATAAATTTAATAGTCTTGAAGCCAAAATTTATCGAGGTTACTATGATTTTAAGATGCACGAAGAAAAACGGCGACTTTATTCCAATGGTTAAAATCCCATACTTCTGGCAGCCAAAGGCTACGATTAAATTTGGCGAAGAATTGGAGATTGAAGACTTGCTGGGTCATCAACTCCTGGCAACATATCCAGGATGTTTTGAGGTTATGAGTTTCGGTGATAGCCATCGCAAAGCGGAATCAAAGCGCGGAAGACCGAAATTAGATGTTGATACGAAGGTAATCGAAAAGATGGAAACTAAATCAGAGGGTGATTCCTTTGAAGTAGTCTGTAACTAGTCTGTTCAAGTATGGGATACCTGGGCATTAGCTCGGGTATCTCCTTGGGGGTGAGTATGGCTCTTTGCTCTTTGGCAGACGTAAAAATGCAACTGGATATAGCGACTGGAAACCTAACCCAAGACGCGCGTTTAACGCTCTACATAAATGCTGCAACTCAAGCCATCGAAACGTACTGTAGCAGGGAATTCAGCCTAAACGCTACTCGCTCCGAAATCCATGACGGGGACCAGAGCAATGCTATCCTTACTTTGCAATGGCCTATCAATTCGGTTTCAGAGGTATGGATAGACACAAGTCGATTATTTACGGACATAACTCTTAAGCTCTCAGCAACAGAATACGGATACCAGGGCAGCAATCGCGTTACTATGTTTGATCAGATATCCCCAAAGGGTCCCGGTATCATCAAGATTATCTACTCTAGCGGCTATGCTACGCCGCCATATGACCTAAATTTGGCCTGCATTTGGCTTGTAGAATGGTTCTATTTTCACCGAAACCGGCAAGATATGGGCCGGACAACTGCGAGTAAAGGTGATGAGAGCTTGGGGATTCTTTCGGAGGCTCCCAAGATGATCTTGCAGCTTCTAAACCCATATATAAACTATAGCTTAGGCTCTAACTATTCTTCTGTGTTGCATGTATGAGCTATGACGTAATCCTGAAAAGGCTTGAAAATATGCGGCTAGTAGCTGCAGGGGATAACCCTAAACTGCGAACGGCTTTGATAAGAGTCGGAGCAGTTTTAGAGGCTGAGATGAAGCTAAACATCGTTCGTAATAAAATGGTGAACACTGGACGGCTGCTGAATTCGATTCGATACGAAGTTAAATCATCTGGAAGCAAAACAACCCTTACTGTTGGATCTTTCGGAGTCGATTACGCAGCAATCAATGAGTACGGCGGGAAGCTGACAAGCCGACAAATAAACGCGATGTTTGCCAGCTTCCGAGGCAGGGCCAAGCGAGCTGGTAAAGGGGTCATTAGGATTTATGGCGATGGCTCTGGATACCATCGCGCACGTCCTTACATGCGGCCAGCAATAAACAAGCATCGTACTTTCATGCTGGACGTAGTGAGGGAATCTTACCGTGTTTAACACTCAAGTCAAAGTAGTACCAAGGTCAACAAAGTCTAAAATTGCAGATGCTTTGAAAGCAATCGTACAAGGAATGCCAGTCTTTAAATACGTTAGCTTCGACAAAATAAAGCTCCTAGCTGCAGACTTTCAGCCCCATGAAATTCCTGGTGCTCAATTTATAGATATCGCGGAAACGATCACTCATGAGAGAAACCGAGCGAAAAGAGATTGGCAGATTACCCTAGAAGTTGTTCTTCGGAGCTCACAAGATGAGGGGGAGGTCACACAGCAAGATTTATGGAATATCGAGTATCAGATTGCCAGAAAGATTTGGGAGGTTCCCAATCTTGGAATTCCGGGGGTTATCCATTGTCTGTACGTGAGCAACTCCACAGATTTGCATTTGCTAGAGCCGTTCTATTTGCTGAGACTAGATTTTTCCGTCCTGTATTACGAACATCTTGTTTCTGATTGTTAGTATGTTAAGATAGCGCAATCATAATCGATTCAATAAACCACCATTTAGGGGTGTTAATATGGCCAAGAACTACGCAAGCATTTACGCTTCTACGAACGATTCCTCTGCTCTTGAGCAAGCCTTTTTCATCAAGCAGGAAGTAACAAAGGGCGTCATTGTTCCACCAACTGGCACCGATTTTATCTACACGCTCGCGGGCGGGAATATCGAGTACACGCAGCCGATAGAGAGCTCGCCACACCGTTCAAGCCGTCATCATAACGACATTATCAAGTCTAAAAAAGAGATGAGCTGGACCCTTCCGATCCTCTTCAATATCGACGAAACCCAAGTGGCAGCAGTAGCAACTGAAATTGATTTTGGCGTTCGCGTGCTTTACAAGTCGATGCTCGGTCGGGAAACCGCAACTGCAGGCGCTGTTTTCGACTCTGTTGATGCTCCAAGTATCACATTTTCACTCTTTGAGAATGGCGATAAATGGGGAAAGCAAGCGCGAGGCTGCTTTGTTGACGCATGTAACTTGACATTCCCCGGTGATGGCATGAGCCAAGCAGAATTTTCGGGCATGGGCGCGGAAGCTGTGCTTGTCGGTATCGGTAAATCAGTAACAGCGAACGCAACTAACACCGTGACTGTTGACGTAGGCGAAGGGAAACGGTTTCCCGTCAACGGGCGAGTAATGGTTATCAAAGCAAACGGTACAACCCGTTCAACCGATACACCAACGGGATCACCAAGAATTGTGCTTTCTGTTGCTGGTGATGTTGTAACTCTATCTGGTGCAAGCTTGACAGACTCAGACGGGTCCGTAGCACTTACTCCTGTATATTTGGCTTACTACGAGCCAAGCACCAAAGTAGCTATCAGCAATCCTGTTACTGGTTTGGTCGGTAGCATTGCGCTTGTCGGTCTTCCAGAGCAATGCGTGAGATCTGCAACTATTGCGCTCGCTAACGGTCACGAAGCAGTCAATTACTGCTATGGAGAAGATTCAATCGCCGGAAGTTTCTTCGTTGCTGGTTCACGTCTTACTGCAACTCTCTCGCTCGAAATGAATCTCAACGATGATACGGTAGAATTCTATAACTCAATCCAAGCATTCAACGCGCAAAACGTGACATTGGTTCTAGGAACTGCTTCGGGTCGTCGCTGCCAAGTGGTTATGCCAAGGGTTATCTTTCCAGTGCCGAGCGTTTCGGTTCCAGAAACTGGTTCAATTCCAGTAACTTACGAAGGAATTTGCTACCAGTCAGCTCTTGATGCTGCTGACGAAATTACGATTAGTTTCATCTAGCTAAAGGGGGCACACGTTGCCCCCAATCATTTTTTATTGAGGTCTGCAAAATGTCTTTAAAACTACCTAGCCGAACTGACACAATCAAGGTGATTGTCAAAGCCGATTCCGCAATTTTCTGGCCCGATACCGACGAAGAAAAAGACGAGATTTGGTCAAACTATCTGAAGACTCTGAATGAAGATTTGCTTCTCTTCAAAGATGGCGAGAAGCCAACACGCTTCGTCATGCGGAAAGTCTTGAACTATGACCAAGCGCAGAAAGTTCAGAACCAGCAAATGACAATGAAAGATGGTCAGATTCAAGTGCAGATGAGCTTCATCATGGAAGAAGTTCGTCAATCCATCGTGGACATAGAAAACCCTGAATATGTCCCTTTGCCAGATCGTATCCATTTCAAAAAGGATTCGGACGGCGGTTGCTCGAAGGAGATTGTCGAGGGTCTGCATTCCATGGGCGTCGTTATGGACCTGTATACGGCCAGGCAGAACGTGACCGGAAAATTCAGCGAAGATCTGAAAAAAAAATCTTAGCTATGTTGGAACTGGCCTTCGCTCCTCCTGAAAGGGCGAAGGTCTTTCAGTGTTCGACTTGTCCCAAACAGACTCAAGACGCTCGCCGCTGCCGGGAATCCCGCGAAGACTTCACATACAAAGACAACGGATCAGTTTTTCCGATCATGGTCACTAAAAACGGTGAGCAGTTTTCGTTTTGTCCAGGCAAGGCGACGTGGGATAGTGGAGTAACTCAAGTATTCCAGATTCTGCTCATAAGCTTCGAGACGGGCAATCTATGGCATGATGGCGGTATAGCCGATCAGCCTGCGTGGTTCATCGAATTACTTGGGCTCTTTTTAGTTCGGTATGGCGATCACAAATTCTATTCCCGAGCTCAAGCGATACTTGGGGATAGTTCAACTAAGGCTGTTAAAGCGACGAAGGGGTCCAAGTAATGGCAGTAACCAAAGACCAAGTGCAATTCAGTATCACTGCAGATGCGAGCGGTCTTTCTATTTCATTGGATAAACTAAAGAAGAAAACTGAATCACTTGACGATTCCACTAGGCATCTAAATATAACTTACAAGAAGATGAGTAAGACTGAGGAAGAGTATTCCAAGGCTATAGCAAACTCAACAGATCTTGTTAGAAAAAATATATCGAATATTGATACTAATTCCAGGTCAATGAAAGATTTAAGCCAATCCTACGACTCAGCAAGCGGGACTGTAGACCCGCTAGTTAATAGCATTAATGACTTGCAGAGAAGCATAATAGAGCTGTCTAGGGTTCAAAAAACAAGCATAGACCTGCACGCTGAAGAAATAGCCCAACTGAGACAACTTAATTATGCTGTTGATGATAATACAAAAGCAATAAGACGCACAATAGACCTGAATTTTTTACTCAATGAATCATTGTTGATTCTAGGTGTTACTGTCGGTTACGTGTCAGGACTTTGGCTAAAGTCATTCTCTACGATTCTTTTGACAAGGAATCTTAACAATGTTTTGAATCATATTTTTGACATTATAGATAGATTCCGCGTAATGGGTCAGATAGTCCATGGCACTTTAAAGGCTGTAGCTGAAGATATAGATACTGAACTATTCTACATGCTCAATGGTGCTGATAGTAGTATTCGAAAATTTGTATCATCTCTAAAATATGTCACAGGAACTTTGAAGTCAGTATTTATCGACCTATTTGATGCCAATAGGATAAGGGACGCTGTAGGCGGTATTTTCGAAAGAATATACGAGTCTATGGTTAAATCTGGTCCAGACTATGGCATGAAGATTAGGAAAATATTAGACGTTAAGTCATTCGATGCAACTATAGGCAAGTCTGCAAGCGAACTGTCTATGTCTTTTGCATCATATTCAAATAAGGCTGACTCTTCGTTTAGTTCTCTCATACGAAGATTGGTAGATAATTTAAAGACGTTCGCTAACTTTCTTGATACAGAAATTTTTCATATAATTAATGGCGCTGATAGTACGTTTAGAAAATTCTTTGCGAAGATAGATTATCTTGGTACGCACTTAAAGCTAATAATACAAGACTCGTTCAATCTAGAACGGCTTTTGCCTGCACTGTCTAATGGCCTGTTAAATTTCACAAACGGATTTATTGCTTCGCTGATATCTGTTATGCGATCTATGGGACCTGCTCTAGCTAAACTATTAAACTTTTTGCTTGATTGGTGGCCGCATATAAATGCGGCTTTTGTTATATTAAATGCTGTATTTACAGGAAATCCAACGCTTCTAATAATGAATATGTTTTTCGGAGTTTTTAACAACACGCTCGTAAAATGGGTAGCAACTTTACTGGCTACTGTGCAATTCATAGGAAAGACAATAGCCGGTCCTGTAGCTACTACACTGTCTAGAGCTGTTAATCAGGCATTGGATTATATAGAAGGATCGTTAGCTAAAAATGCAATCCGTTGGATTCCAGAATTCGATCCAATGATAAGACCTAAATTTTCAGAAAGAATATCAAGAATATTTGATCTTTTGCTTGTCGCAACAAAAGAGGCTTATCAAAACTTCATAGTATCATTCAACTCGATATTTGCTGCAAAGCAATTGGCATTGCCAATAACTTTACCTGAAGCTGTTTTAACATTCGAGAACATGAAACGAATAATACCAGACGTGCTAGGGAAGATAGTAAGTAAGATAAAAGAAATAATGTCATACATACCTGGGATATTCAGCGAATTAGGATCAAAAGGGTTTGCTGCTATCCAGTATTTATTTGAAAATTATGTAACCTACTTACATAAGTTTGAATCTTTTATTTCTGGCTCATTCAAAATGATGGCTTATGCAGGTTTAGAAGGATTCAAAGCAATATTCAACGGACTTAGCTCAGTTTTAAAACCGATCTTTAGCGAGTTATCTATAGCGTTTAGCGGTGCTACATTAGAAACAGCAACGACGTTAGGAAAGATATTTGATTCTCTAAAAAATGCTTCATACTCACTAGCAGGATCTTTCAAAACTTTAGGCAAGGCTCTGCCACATTCAGCATTCATACTGCTAACAGAATACGGAACTCATCTTGCCCCGGTAATAACAACTCTTGCGATAGAAATGCTAAAAGCTGATTCTATATTTGTTAAGTTTGCCGGTGTTACTCTTGTAGGAGTAGCTTTAGCTCTAGGAGGTTTCTCTGCAATTGTGGTCGGATTGATTACCTATATAGGTGACTTAGCAGACGCAATTGGAAGCTACTTAATAGATTCTATGACAGAACTAGAAAAGCATAGTAACAAAAGCGCAGCTACTATGAAGCAATTTGAGTTTACAATTGAAGGATTCAACAGAACACTAGGAGAGGAATCAGTAGGAAGCGTAAAGGATTGGAATAAGGTTATAGATGATGCTGTAGACAATTCCATTTTTAGCTTTTCTGAGCTGAGAAAATCAGTAAAACTTCTGGTAGCAGAAGGTTCAACAATAGGAATTTCTTTCTCTGAAAACCAAAAGCTGTTAAAGACTGCTATGAACCTATCGGCACAAAGCGGAGACGGTCTATCCGAAGTTGTCGTAAAAATAGGAAAGGGTATAGCTGGTCTAGAGACTTCAGGTCTACAGGCAATTGGTGTCAACCTTTCGCAGGCTGCTATTGCTCATTCAATGTTTGCAATAAAACTTGGAAAAACTGTTGACCAGATGACTCAACAAGAGCTTTTGTTAGCTAGATTGAACGAATTATATAGGCAGACTGACCCAATTATGGGAGCTGCTCAAGTTCAATTGCAAACGATAGCAGGACAGACAGAAAAATATAATCAGCTGCTCGAAATATTCTCAGATAAACTTGGTGCTGCTGGTATAGCTACAGTCATTTATCAATCAGCTCTTGTCATGTTTGCGAAAGTATTAGACTCAATTCCAGCGCCAATCATTACAATAATAGGGTCTATGATTGACTTCCTTGGAGTATTGCTAAAAGTTAGCGGGACTCTGCTAGGTGTATCATTTACTATCATAGGTGTAGTTGGTGCGATTAAACTTCTTGACGTAGCAATCAGGACTTTCACTTCTGTCCAATGGGCGCTCAATCTTTTATTCGTAACATTCAATAAGACTCTCAATACCTCTCTAGTTAGCGTTACCTCGTTAAGTGCTGTAATGCAGAATCTTAAGGCCATATCTGTTGCTTCGATAGGTTTAGTATTCAAGACAATGGCTGAATATTTATGGCTAGCAACTAAAGCTATGTATGCGTTCACTGTTTCTTTGCTATCAAACCCACTGTTTATAAAATCTGCTCTTATACTTGGTGCGCTTAGTGCTGTAGTAGTAGCAATAATAGAAATTAAAGACGAACTAGCATTTTTAAGGACTATTGAAGATGGTCTATCTAGTTCTAATGACGCTCTGGCTAATACTTGGAAAGACGTTTCGAAGGCTTTCAGCTCTGCTGTGATAATAATCATACAGTCAATAAAAGCAGTTATAATTGGTCTTGTAGGTTTGGGAGTAATCTTTCTCAAGATAAGAATGGAGATCAAAAAATGGTCTTCAGACGGGCTAGACCCACAGCTAGAGGCAGATATACAAAATGCCGACGCATTGTTATTAAGTCTTTCAGAATATCTAACAGATATAGGCGAAAGGGGTATTAAATCATTTGATACTCTTGTAGGCGGTAGCCAAGCATATGGAGCAAGTCTAATCGAGAATGCTCACGCTGCAGAATTATTATCAATAAAACAGAAGGCTCTTGGTGAAACTGTTAAATCAATAGATTTAGCTTCTATAAAAGTTGGTGTGTTAGGTACTGATTACGAAAAATTGATCCAAAATGTCAAGGATGCTGAAAGGGATATATCAGCAGCGAATAAAAAATTCCTCTCAGGGGCTAACGATTCCAAAGAAGCTCTGGACGAATACAAAAAGGCATATGAGGCAAAATATACCGCTCAGTTTAACATTGATAAAAAGCAGATTGATTCCATAAAAGAGATTAAAAAACTTACAACTGACGTTTTTAACGCATCTTTGAAAAATAGCAAGGATGAATCTCTCGCAATCATCGCTGACTTTGAAGAGAAACGAAAAAAAGTTAAAGAATTTGAAGATGCTCTATCTCACCTTGGTCCAGTATCGGGGGATATTGCTAAAGCTATCCTTGCTGCTTACGCAACAATAAACAAAGCTCAAAAAGAAACCCTGAAACACGCTAAAGATGAATCTGAAAAGAAGAAGATCGAGGAGGCAAACAAGGTACTACAAGACGAATACGAGATTCTTAAAAAGGTTCTTGATAAGAACACAGATCTAAACAAGCAAATAACTGATGCCAATCTAACTGACATACAGAAGACTTATAACGATGCCAAGATAGACTCTTTGGCCATTGACGAGCAAATCAAGATTGCTGCTATTCAAAGGTATGGAGCAGAAAGTTCTGTTGTAAAAGCTCTGTACGAACAGAAAGCCCTTATAGAAAAGAACGCCAAGGTTCAAGCCGAGCTCAAGGATAAGACCTTCCTGGACTACTGGGATGACCTGACCAAGTCAATTCAAGCTGCACTTTCTATAAGCACAGTCAAAGAATTCACCGATTTCATCGCTAAAGAATTCAAGAAGATTAGCGAAAACCCTATTGTTGTGAAGATTAGAAAGGAAGTCACCGACGCAGCTTCATCGGTAGGCAAAGCGGTTAGCGGTGTTGTTACCGATGTTGGCTCTATGGGTGGCGGTGATGTTGGAAAGGTAGCTGCAAAGGCTGGTGAGGTAATTGTAGCGGGTGCAAATGTAGCCATGGATGCAGGCAAGGCGCTTGTATCTGGCATTGCAAAAGCGGGCGGTTGGATCGGTCAGATTGTCGATATCGTAATGAACGCCGACAAGTATCTGAAGATACTTAATGAAATGCCAAAAATGCTCATGGGAGTGCTGGAAAAACTTCCAGGGATGATGCTCGAAGTTGCGAAGA